ATCGTCCGCGCCGTCGTGGCCGCCATCGGCGGCTACCTTGTCGGCAAGGGCCTCGCCGACGCCGAGACCGTCGCCGCCGTGGGCGGCGCGCTCGCCACCCTCGCCGTGGCGGCGTGGTCGGTGCTGTCGAAGAAGAAGCCCGAGGCGGCGTGAGGATCTGGCTGGGGGCGGCTCTGGCGCTTGCGCTGGCCGCCCTCGGCTGGGCCGGGCACCGGTCGGCCTACCAGAGCGGCCACGGGGCTGGCTCGGCGGCCGTGAGGGCAGAGTGGCACCTTGAGCGGGCGAAGGCCGCAGAGGCCGCCAGAGAAGCCGAGGCGCTGATTTACGCCCGGCACCAGGAGGTGGAGCGTGGACTCACGGACAAGTTGGACGATGCTGATCGCCGCGGGCGCGACCTTGCTCGGCGGCTGCGCACACAAGCCTGTCCCGTGCCCGGTGCCGCGCACGACACCGCCGCCGCGGCTGATGGTGCCGCCGGAGAGCCCAGCGACGCGGGAGAGGTTGATGCAGCTCTTGCCTCCCACCTTGCCGCCTGCGAGCGCGACGCGGCCCGATTCGCCGAGCTCCAGAGACTGACAGAGGACTGATGTGGCACTTATTCCGCTGACCATCCAGCCGGGCGTGTACCGCAACGGCACCGAGTACCAGAGCCGCGGGCGCTGGCGTGACGCCTCGCTCGTGCGCTGGTACGAGAACACCATGCGCCCCGTGGGCGGCTGGCGTAAGCGCGCCTCGGGGCAGGTCACGGGCAAGTGCCGCGGGTTTCTGGCGTGGCGCACGAACGCCAACGCGCGCTGGATCGGCATCGGCACGCACACCAAGCTCTTCGTTATGAACGAAGCCGGGACCATCACCGACATCACCCCGACCAGCTTCACGACCGGCAACGCCGACGCGGTGCTGAACCTGGGCTATGGCGGCGGCCCCTACGGGTTGTTCTCCTATGGCACCCCGCGCCCGGACACGGGCACGGTGACGCCCGCCACGACCTGGACGCTCGACAACTGGGGCGAGTACCTGCTGGCGTGCAGCAACGCCGACGGCAAGATCTACGAGTGGGACCTGCTCGTGGCGAACGACGGCGTGGCGCTTGCTAACGCGCCGGTCAGCAACAAGGCCGTGCTCGTGACGGCCGAGCGGTTCGTGTTCGCACTCGGCGCCGGCGGCAACGCGCGAAAAGTAGCCTGGTCCGACCAAGAGGACAACACGACTTGGACGCCCTCGATCACGAACCAGGCGGGCGATATCGAGCTCGAGACGGTCGGCTCCATCGTGACCGGCAAGCGCCTGCGCGGCGTGAACCTGATATTCACGGATGTCGATGTTCACACGGCCCAGTTTCAGGGTCCGCCGTATGTGTACGGCTTCGAGCGCATCGCAACCGGCTGCGGCGTAATCAGCGCGCAGGCGGTGGCGGCGGTGGAGTCGGTCGCCTACTGGTGGTCGCCCTCTGGCTTCTTCATGTACGACGGATTCGTGCGCCCGCTCAAGTGCGAGGTGCTCGACTATGTGGTGAACAACCTCTCGCAGACCCAGCGCTCGAAGGTGTACGCCGTCGCAAACAACCAATACGGCGAGATCTGGTGGCTCTACCCGAGCGCCTCAAACAGCGAGTGCGACTCGTATGTATCGTACAATTACCGCGAGGGGCATTGGAGTATCGGAGCCCTCGACAGAACCGCCGGCACCGACCGCGGCGTCTTCAGCTACCCGCTGATGGTCTCGCCGGACGGCTATGTCTACGAGCACGAGGTCGGCGTCACCTACGACGGCACGGCGCCGTTCGCGCGCTCTGGCGCCATTGAGCTAGGCGGCGGCGAGCGGCTGATGGTGGCGCGGCAGGTTATCGCCGACGAGAACGCGATGGGCGCGGTGTCGCTGCAGTTCATCACCAAGTTCGCGCCGAACGGCGCGGAGACGACCAGGAGCTACACCATCGACTCCATCTACACCCCGGTGCGATTCACCGGGCGGCAGGTCGAGATGCAGATCACGGGCGCGTCTCCGGCCACGGACTGGCGCGTCGGGACGATGCGGCTCGATGCCGTGGCGGGGGGAGAGCGATGAAAGAGGTCGAGGGCATCGAGCACATCGCGCCCTTCCGCGAGCCTATTGAGCGCGCGCTCGCCGAGGGCTACGGCCAGATGGGCTACCACGACGTGCTCGACGGAATCGCGCGCGGCGAGTACCAGTTTTGGGCCTCGAACGATTCGTGCGTGGTGACGACCGTTGACATCTTTCCGCGCATCAAGCAGCTCACCGTCATCATCGGCGCGGGCGACCTGCGCGAGATTGATGATGTGATACGCCCGGTCATCGAAGCCTGGGCGCGCAGCATCGGCTGCGACACTATGCTGATAATGGGACGCCCTGGCTGGCAGCGGGCGCTTGAGGGCTACAGACGCACCGCGGTGGTGCTAGAGAAGAAACTATGAGCAAGATTTTTTCGTCCAAGAAGAAGGAAGTCTCCAAGACGGAGATCGACCCGAGGATCTACGACAGCGTGCTGCGGAACCTGCAGTTCGCCGAGGAGGTCTCGGCGATTCCCTACGAGCCGTACCGCGGGATGATGGTCGCGCCGTTCACGCGCGACTATATGGAGGGCGAGGCCGCGACGCGCCGCATCGCGCGCGAGGGCGGCTTTGTACCAGAGGTAGAGCAGGCCGCGCGCAACGCGCAGGCGCTGATGGGCTACCAGCCCGAGCGTGTCTCGGCTGGTCGCATTGGCACGCAGTTCGGCGCGCGCGACATCGGAGCGGAGCGCGTCGGTGCGGCCCTTGGGCGCGGCCCGGAGCGCATCTCTGCCGGCCGCGTCGGGACCACCTTTGGCGCGCGCGATATCAGCGCGCCGGGCGCTGCGCCGATGGCGCAGGGCGCGTCGGTGCTGGGGCGTGACATTGGGGAGTACATGAACCCCTACGAGCGCCAGGTCATCGAGGCAGGCCTCGGCGATATCTCACGCGCCGAGGAACAGGCACGCGGCGGGCGCTCCGCGCGCGCCACCGCGGCCCGCGCATTCGGCGGCTCGCGCGCCGCGATCGAGGAGGGCATCGCCGCGGGTGAAGCCGCCCGCGAGCGTAACCGCTTCGTGGCCGAGCAGCGCGCGCAGGGCTTCCGTGAGGCGTCGGCGCAGCGCGAGGCAGACGTCGCGCGGCAGCAGCAGGCTGGACTCAGCAACCAGGCGGCGGCGCAAAATGTGATGGAGCTCGCCCAGCGCGGCGAGATCACGAACCAGCAGCGCGACCTTGAGCTCGCTCGGCTTGGGCTGACGGGTGAGACGACGAATGTTCAGGCCGGGCTTGAGGCCGCGCGCGCGAACCAGCAGGCGCAGCAGGATTACATGCGGATGGGCCTGTCGGCAGAGGAGGCGAACCAGCGCGCCATGCTCGACGCATCTGGTCGTAACCAGCAGGCGGAGCTTGAGGCGCAGCGCCTGGGGATGACCGCGCAGCAGTTCAACGAGCAGCAGCAGATGGAGGCCGCGCGCGCGAACCAGGGCGCCGGCTTGCAGGGCGCAGAGTTCCGGCTTGGAGCCGGGCGCGACCTGGCGGGCTACGGCCAGACGGCGCTCGAGAACCGCTACGGGGCGGGGCGGGCGATGATGGGCCTCGGCACGCAGCAGCAGCAGCTCTACCAGCAGTTCCTCAACGCGCAGCGCGAGGAGGACTTCCGGCGGCAGCAGTACCCGCTGCAGCAGCTCGCCATCCGGCAGGGTGCGGTGTCGGCGTCGCCGTACAACGTGACCCAGACCGGGACCGTGACGGGTCGCCAGTCGCCATTTGATATTGGTATGCGATTGGCTTCTATGATCCCGATGGGCGGTGCGCCCGCTCCAGGCTCCGACGAGCGCATGAAGCGCAACATCGGCGGCATCAAGAACCCGCTCGACAAGGTGCGCCGGCTCAAGGGCATCGAGTTTGAGTGGCAGGACGGCTACGGCGAGAACGAGGGCGAGGACAGGGGCGGCGAGGAGGACATGGGCATGTCGGCCCAGTCCGTCGAGCGCGCCATGCCCGAGGCCGTCTCGCGGCGCGAGTCGGACAACATGCGCCAGTATGATCTGCCGCAGGTGGTCGGACTGCTCACCGAGGCCGTGAAAGAATTGGACAAGAAGGTCGGCGGCAAGCGCCGCGGGAGGGCGTGAGGTGGACTTTTTCAAGAAGCTGACGGACCGCGCGGCGCAGCGCAGGAT